GTGATGTTGCTGGAACGTATTGCAGCAAGCACCGAAGAAACAGCCAAAAAAGATCAACCACAATTTGTGAGCTAAAAAATGCCGGGAACATGGGTAGAGCAAAACGATTCACGTTCAGCGAAGATCGTTCGTAAAGGTCGCCGCGAACAGTCCACAGTCCAAAAAAAGTGGAAAGTTTTCGGCTTAACTAACGACAACGATTTGCACAACGAATGCAACAGCCGATTTTCGGCGGGCAGTTTGTACCAAATCGGCGATTACATTTTGTTGTTGGAAAATTACGACATCAAGCATTTAGGCGGCGGCGTTTGGGAAGTAACAGCAAACTTCAAACGCAACGGAGAAAATGCCGACACCCCTGCTCCAATGAAACGCTCTCGTTCGTTTGATACGACCGGCGGAAAACAAAAAATCACGCAACAAATTTACGGAACGGAAACGAAGTACCCTAGTACCGCCCCAAGCATGGGCAACGCTATCAATTACAACGGGCAAAGCGTTCAAGGGGTTGACGTAATTATTCCGAACCTTGTTTGGCAAGAACAATACGAAGTTCCGGCTATCACAATAAACGCGGCATATATTCGAAGCGTAGCGGCGGCGACAGGCACAGTGAACAACGATGTTTTTCGCGGGTTCGCGGCGGGCGAAGTTTTATTTTCAGGTTGCAGCGGTTCGCAACAATGGGATTCTGACGCCGGCTATGGTTCGTGGCAACTCACTTACAAGTTTGTTGCGTCTCCTAACGCTGGAGCGGGTCAAACATTGCCCGCGATCATGATGGGTTTACCGGGCGAAATTATAAGCGGCGGAGTTGAAAAAAAGGGGCATGAATTTCTTTGGGTTTTATATGAAGAAAAATCAGAAAGTACAACAACGGGCGGTGATATTGTTCCCTCTCCCTCTTACGCTTATGTCAACAAAGTTTATAGAGAAACAGACTTCAACGCTCTTGGAATTGGAGTTGGTACGGCATGAGTCTTTCTAATAAACCGCAAGCGGGGCAACCCCTCGCAATTTCTGCAAATGCTTTGGCGGACGCTTATCGTGCCGCTGATATTGTTTTGGGCAAAGACCCAAACATGCAACAACTCGGCGAACCCGATTCAAGCCAGTGCATTATTGTCACGCATACTTTCCAACAACCACGTTTCCCAGAACCCCGGCGATGCTTATGGTTTCGACCACATGACTTTCCACAGAAGAACTGCAAGCACTGGTTATGCAAACCCGAAAACCGAAGACGAATTAAATCGTTTTAATCAGAACCGCCACGTTGAGCATCGCAGTGCCAATATGGGCCGGGATTTTTCCCATCGTTTTGGAATTATTCGTCAATGCAGAGTGGTAAACGATTATGGAAACACAAGACTTTACAGGTTGAAATTGCAGGTCAAGGGTTTGGTTTATTGTCGAGTCTTAATGTACGCATACGCAACTTCATGCGGCCCACCTATTGATAGTATTTTGGCGGATGATTTTGGGAACTACTATCGTCCGTACCCAGTAAGCAATTGGTATGGCTGTTGCGACATTATTTCCGTAGGGCCAGGTGTTGCACTTGAATCAAACCCAAATCTACCGCACGCAATTGATGATATGCCGGGGATCTATGAATGCTTAATAGACTTGGGGTGAATTTTGGTTTTCGGAACAAACGACACTCGTTACGAGTCCAAAGAAATCGGCAGGTATCTGCGCGTCAGACCTTTCAAGACAAAAGTAAATCCAATGTATTTCAGGCATTGGTGTTTGCCTCTCGCGTCAAATTACTACTTGTGGAACAGCAGTCGAATCAACGACACGCTTGAATCTGTAATACAGGGTCAGTTTTCTAGGAGGAGAAGCACAGGCAACTTTTTGCCTGCAATACCGGGTCATTATTACGGACAATATGGAAATGAATACCCGCGAACATCTACCCCTGTTTACGCCGTTGTTGGCAGGAAAAACGAATTTTCTTTTCCAAACACTTCTTGGGAAAACACGGGCCTTTATCGGTACTACCCAACACCGCCAACCATAGTTCCGCCAAGTACGGTTTCGTGGATGAGAACTGGTTGGAAGCAACCCGGATTTGAAACGCAAAGATGTGGTTTGTTTGTTCCTCCAACGCCTTATGGAATACAAACCCCATTTGGAACAGACGTTGACCGCGCCGTAAATGACGCAATCCCGTGCAGGATTGCAAAGTTTGGCGCGTCCGTCTCTCCGATGTTTGGCGACATTGGTTCGTTTCAAGGCGACCCTTGCCCAACGAACAATTTGGGCAACAACCAAATGTTTGTTTCGGGTGCAGATTGGTTTGATGAATCTGGAATACACTTCAACCCAATTGTTCATCAACTAGACGGGAAAGGCGGCCCTCAATTTTCCGGTTCTCAATTTACCGAAGCGTTCGAGTGCGAAAGGATAACGAACAATCTTTCAATCACAATTTCGCCGGTAAAACTTAATCACGCAGGCTACAGCCAGCGGATAAATATGGAGTTGGATGAAACTTGGGACACAAGCACGCCTTTGCTTCCATTTCAAATGTATGTTGTTACCGCAAGAGGGGCAAACATACTTGCTCATCGTTTTTTTCTTGGGGCCGGAACTAATAGATACCTTCACTATGGCGAATTTCCTAGTCCGTGGAACACCGCAACAGAATCATACGGGGGGCGCGGTTGGTTGGGAAATGACGTTAATGCCATTGATAAGAATGTGCAAATTGATCTTTTTGGTTGCTTGAGTAGCGACGACCCGCGAAACGCGAGCGCACAAAAATATTTGACGGTTGGGTGCCGTGAAGAATCCGTAAGAAGTGGCGAAAGCGCAGAAGCGTATAACAGCCAAATGATTTTCAGCGTTCCAATTTCAACAACGCCGAACACAGATTATTTTTTAATAGTCGGCGGGGAAGAAAAAGATTGTTGGGCAATGGGCGGAATGCCGCACCACAACAAAGACCACCAACTTTTGAAAGCATCCCCGAACGATTACTTGGCGATTGTAGACATGGGTTTCATTGCAAACAGTCATTTCTTGGGCCTCTTCGAAGATTTGCCGAACGGGGATCAACCGGGATATTGGGCAAACGTTTTGCAGCCGCTTGGCTGGTACAACTGTTACCCGTGCGATCATAGAACTTGGAGCAACGAACCCGACAGCCGATTTCTCAATCATAAATTCAAAGACAGACAATTCATTCACCAAGAATGGATAAACGACGAGGCTAATCGGAAAGCCGCATACGGAACGCGAACAGCACCAAATATTCAAGTTCAATCTCTAGGCGCAAATTATCATTTTTCGGGCAACATGCCCGTGAACGTAGAAGACAGTCACGGAATAATCGAAAACGAAAAAAGCACTCAAGGCAAAAAATTAAGCGGCGTAAAAATTGGTTTTTATGAAGTGCCTTTCTTGGCAGATGAGAAACCTACCCCAAACGATTGGGCGTGGACGGTAATACCCGAAGACACTGATCACAACCAATACGTTATCAACAATCACGAATATATTTACTACGGTCGTCAAGGCATTTGGGATTGGTTCCACGGGGGGCTTGTGGGCAGCGGGGCAGCGGGCAACCTGAATTGGTGGGAAGACCCCGGACACGTAAGCCACATAACCAACTGGCAAAACTATTATGCGGTGAACGAAAAAACTCCCGCCGGTCAAATTGTCTACGAAAACCGAAGGGATATGTGGAACGTTTTCGGCCTATTCAAGCAAAGAGATTTTGAAGACAGGGTTCATCTGTACCAACCTACAGTTGTAAGTGAACGATATGGAATGTGGCTCAATTACTTTTTGTATAAGCAAGCAAAAAAGGTTCATGTTTCCCACTTTTACGCACATTCTTATGGAGGTTGGGGAATAAACACACCGGGAGAAATTTTTAGTGGAAGATTGGTCGGGGACAAATGGTTTTGGGAAGACACCGCCAACAAAGGAAATTACCCGGCGAATATTTATACAAATTGGAGTTACCAACAACAGTATTACACATTCGAACAATGGCAAAATGCTTACCCAGTTTTTATTCAAGGAGAATATGATTTCGAGCCTTTCACGCACGCCGGTATCGAATCGAACGAAAATTTATTTCGTTGCTTACAATCCGGCCCTTCTGTTGAAATTGGCGAACAAATAAATTTTGATTGCATAATCAAAGGCCCGGTGCCGGAAGAACCTTGGGAGGTTACAAAGGGCGACTACGACGCGGGAATCGAAGCCTATCGAGAAAAAATTGGAGACCCTGAATTTCATTGGACGTATTGGGAGGCAAAGGATGAATACATTCCACACCCTTTGCAACGAACGCCAAGAATTTACGAATATAATCCTAACTATCCTGCCGCGTTGGAAGAGTACGAAAATCAAATTGGAATCACGTACAAAATCCCACACGTTTATTACTACCCCAAAGAAAATTCAAAATTTTTGACAGAGGGAACGGCTTCAACTCCAAAAGTTGAAGCGTATGCACAAATTGGTTGGGTGCAGGCTCAAGCCGGAAAACATCCTGAAGAAACTATCAACAATTTCGAGGGTATGAATGATCACTCATACACGCAAATATCTTCAAACCCAACTTACGGCGAACTTGACCCTTACACGGATGGCGGTTGGCACGATACCGGAAAGTTTGGCGGAATACCTGTTCTCAATCCCGGTACAAGTCCATACGCCGGCGTTGATGACGACAGCGTAAAGCCTCGGTTGTCTCTCGTTCTTTCAATCAGATCGGAACACAATTTAAGTGTTGAATCAAAACTTGAAAGTGCATGTCACGAAAAAGAATTTACGACCGACTGGCCCCAAGATTGGAACGAAAACAGAAGTATGGAACCGCTTGGTAGTCATACATATTTTTACCCCGGAATGTTTCCGCCGAGTCAAAATCACGCCGTTACTGAACAAATGAAAAGAACATGGGGGCGGTTTACAAACTTAAAAACAACAGACGAAAAAGCCACTACTGGACTTGGAAGCTATCGCACTTACCAAAAACTATTGTCCGCAGAAGAAACCGTAAAATTTTTGAACGGTGAACAAGTTGTATTTGAAGGATGGATAAAATACGGCAGGGATTTCGGCGACATCAATGAAGACGGGCATGTTGGTCATCCATACGTGCAAAATTGGCAAGATAGTAGTAACACTTACCGGCACGAGTTAGCCGTGAATATGCACTATCCAAGTCAACGGTACAGAGTTTCAATTCAAGGAAACTTTTCATAATGGCAAAAATCCCGCGCAACAAAACCACCAACATTTATTTGAACGGTGAACGCTGGCAAATTTCTTATTGCAAAGTTCCAACCGACGTTTTCGGCGATTGCGATTATGAAACTAAGACGGTTAGGGTAGATAAAGAGCTTGTCGGCGAGGAAAAGCTGAACGTAATTATTCACGAATTGTTGCACGCAAGATGGGCCGATTTCTCCGAGTCAACTGTTAAAAACTTCGCAGACGAATTGGCGTCAATCATTGTCAACGCGGGGTTTTGTGATGAAGCAGAACGCGACTAAATCAAATTTATTGAAAGCAGTTGCCGAAGAGATCGAAAAAAATCCAGTAAGACGCGGTTGGTTTGAAAACTTGCCGCAATCTATCCAAGAAGAATTGAACGAGGTGCGGAACAAATACCGCGCCGGCGATTATCCCGTTGGCTCGTTGCCCGTTGCAACTGCCATTGTCAAAGTGTTATCCAAAAAGAACGTCCGCCTTTCAGCCCATACGGTGAGAAAATGGCTTCTAGGAAATTCGCAAAAGACTTAAACGCCGAAATCCTTCAACAACACGCAATTGCTTCCGACGCCGAAATTGCAAACGTTCGAACAGAACTTGCGGCGGTAAAAAGCAAATACAAATCCGCGTTGATGTTATTGGATCGTGAGCGACAACGTGCCGACTCGATTGCTTCTTTGCAGAACATTACCGGCAAAGGAAACAGCAAACGAAAAAAGACAATCAAGACGAAAGCAACAATGGTTTTGTTGTTGTCTGATTGGCACGTTGAAGAACGTGTTGACCCTGCAACGGTGAACGGACTAAATGATTTTAGCCTGGCGGTCGCCGAAAAAAGAATTGACGAACTTCTCGAAAGGTTTCTTGTCTGTTTGGATCATGAAAGACAAATGGCAGAAATTGGTCGGGTGGTGATTTGGTTGGGCGGTGATTTTATTTCGGGACACATTCACGAAGACACCGCCGAACTTGCAGAACTGGCACCGCTTGCGGCGATTCGTTGGGCGGGCGAACGTTTGCGTTGCGTTATTGATGAAATAGCCGAGGAAGCAGACGAAGTTTTGATTTGCACTAACGCCGGCAACCACGGGCGTTCAAACTTCGGAAAACCTCGCGTTGGGACTGAATTGGAACACAGTTTTGAGCAACACCTTTATTTGACTATGGCGCAGGCTGAAACGCTCCCCAACGTGCGTTGGGAAGTTGGGGCGGGTCATTTGACCTATTTAGATGTTCAAGGCTTCACGATTCGATTTCACCACGGTCACGCGATCAAGTGCAGCGGTGCGATCGGTGGCATTCATACGGGGGTTCAGAAAGCAAACCTTGCATGGAACGCAACAAAAGCCGCCGACCTAACTTGCTTCGGTCACTATCACCAATTCAGTTGGTTGCGTGCTGGAAAATACGTTTCGAATGGTTCCCTTATTGGTCATTCGGCCTACGGTACAAAAATCAAATGTCAGTATGAGCCGCCTTGTCAGGGTGCTTTCGTTGTTGACCACCGCAGGCACGAAGTTACAAAGGCATTCCCAATTTTTTGCGACCGCGACCTTCAAGAAAGGAAAAAGAAAAAATGAGTGAAGAAACCGAGCTTGAAAACGGCGGGGCTGCACATGCCGCAACAGACTTTGAAACGAGTTTGTGCGAAGACGAAATAACTGTAACCAAGATCGAGGAAGATTCTGGCGCGTTCATTGCAAACGCTGCACGAGAATTTGAAAACCGACAAATGGGCGATTCGATTTTGAAGGATGACGGTTTAAGGCCGGGGTCGCGTGAATTTTGTGAAGTGCTAGACGAAATCAGAAACCTACACCTTCGAAAAACTTTAGATTACGGAGTTGATCAAGACGCATTAGAAAACGTGCGGACAGGTGCGGAAGCGGTAAACGTTGAAGCGTGGAAGGGTTGCTTGATTCGAATTGCGGACAAGATGACCCGGCTTAAAAACTTTTGCCGGCGTGGTAAGTGTGAGTTTGACGGCGTTTCCGATTCTCTTTTGGACATAGCAAGCTACGCAACAATCGCGTTGGTTTTGTATCGCGAAGCAAACGCCGCAAGAAGGGTCGAAACAGACTCGTTCACATTAGATTGAAAGCATGAGAGAAAAGTGGAGTCATTGGCGACACGGTGCAACAAGTAGGGAACCAGTTGGCAGACCAGAGGACTGTCGTTCGCTTACTCGCCGACTTCCCGCAACAAACTCTTTTGGCTCGATAACTTCAAGAAGAACGCCGGACGAAAAAGAAGTTCGTTGGATCGCGTACAAGCACGGCGTTTCAATGTCCGAAGCAAAAGCACTAATCGAAAAAGGGTCTGTTTGATGGCAGAAAGTTTATCCGATTTATTCGACGCAAACGTACAAGTGAAGATGAGCTTCACGCGAACCGACACGCAAGAAGTTGGAGCGGTTGCAAGCGTAAAACGCGGGACAACAACTTACGAGATCGGCGACGGTGGACAAGAAACAGCGGCAGAATTTATTTACGCCGACACAAGAACACTTTCGGCAAACTCGATTGATGCTTTGGATTTGCAGAACTTAACGCAAACAACGCTTGACGTTGTTGTGCCGTTTTCTTTCGCCGAGTTGCGATTGATTCGAGTTGTAAACAAATCAGAAACAGCCGGCGACTATTTGTATTTAGGTGCAGACGCAAGCAACCCAACGCAAAATTTTGCCGTTGCAGTTGGTGCGGGCGGCGAGGTCACGATGGTAAACAAACTGGACTCTTACGGGGTGAATAGTTCAAACGGAACGTTGCGAATTTACAACGCATCTAGTTCCGAAATTGATTACGAAATTTACATAATAGGAAGCGGTTCATGAGCCAAACCTTCGACTTAGTAGCCTCGTTGAAAATCAAAAGCGCATGGTCAAAAGACTTTGGCGCAACAGTAGTCAACGACCGCGTGAATCTAAATGAATCGTACACAATCGGCGACAACTACGGTTCTAACAACGTGACGCAATGGCGCGACCAAATCGCAGTTGCGACAAGTGGAACAACGATTGACCTTCAAGCGTTGACAACAAAGGCTTTCGGTGGCACCGGAACCATGAATTTTTCAGACGTTTCGGCGGTTTACTTGTGCAACAAAGGCACGGAGTCAATCACCGCATTCCAAACCGTTTCGAATCAATGGACAAACATGATTGCGGGCGAGTTTGTTATTCCCGGCGGCGGAAGTTTTTTCGTTTACACGCCCGACCCTTGGGAAGTTACTGCAAGCAACAAAGCAGTGAAGTTTTCATCAACCGGCACGGATTCGGTTTTGCTTGATGCAATTCTCATTGGAGTTTCAACATGAGTTTTTTAGACAACGTGACACCTTCAAGCCGACTTGGAGTGTTCCTTGCGGACGTAAGCAAGCGAGCCGAAGACGGGCTTTCGTTGCAAGACTTTTCGGCAATTTTTTTTGGTGGTGTGCGTCTTGCGATTGCTGCCGTTGATGGAATCCCGATTGAAGGCAGTGAACGCAAACGCATGGTGATGCACTTCGCCGGTACGTTGTTTGACAAATACGCCGACAAGGTGATTCCAATTTATGCGTACCCGTTTTGGATCGTTGTTAAACCGGCGGCAAAAATGTTGTTGATGAGTTTGGCGGCGGGTGCAGTCGAGGCAATTCTTCCATTAGTTCGAGAGGTTCCGGCATGATTACCGCGAGCATTACCGCATTGGCGGCGATAGCTGTTTTACTTTGGCCCAAAACGAAATCACTTCAAGCGGTTTCAATTCCAAGCATTGTTCCAACAAAAAAACCTGTTGGGTATCACGACGCCATGCTTGCGTTGTCGCGGGTGCAAAACCGTTTGAATGAAACGCTAGAGGAAGACGACGAAACGCACGTAAAAGCAACAAAGGCAATCGAGACGTTGACGCTTGCACTCGTGAAAGGTTCGAACGAATGAAACTAAAGCACGCAATGGCAACAGGCTTGTTTGTTCTCGCGTTAGTTTTTGCGGTTCAATCTCTGCCAAAGCCAGCACCACCACAACCAAAACCAGCCGGCGAACTTAATTTGCGAGGAAAATTTATTGGTGAAACCGCCGCGTTGGATTGCGTGAGCTTCGGCGAACTTTGCAAACAACTCGCCGAAATTATTGAGTGGGACGGGGCGAATGATCGCCGGCTAAAAACCGGGGCGGCGTTTGATGACCTTCGCAGAACTGCACGCGAATTTCGGTTCGATGGTGTTTCGATTGGTGCAAGACAACCGCAAGCACGCGACGCAATAGCCGACTACATGACCGAAAAACTCGGCGAGTCAGGCGGGCCGGCTTCGGACGCTCAACGGCAGCGATGGGTTCAAACTTTCAACGATATTCACGCCGCTTGTGAAGACGCGATTGGGGCAACTAATGACTGAACAAGTTGAAGAAAACCCGAAGGCGTTTTTGTTTCTGATCTTATTGATTGGAACGCTCGTTGCGTTTTTGAATCACTACAAAGCAGAGCAAAAGGAAGAACAGTTTGGTTTTATAGCCGACCCCGAAAGCACAAAACGTTTTCTTGAAGAACTAAACCAACCGTATTTTTCGGACGCCGGCAAAGACATTCTGAAAAACGCGACGAACAAAGACACGTTTTTGTATCGTAACGGCGAAACGTGCCACTTGCAGGTTTACGGAAAAGGCTTTGCACCTTGGAAGCAGGGAATCGGCGATTGTGTTTCGATGGGTTGGGCGTTAGGTAGTTGGATTGGAACGTGCGTTGACTACACCGAAGGCGAACTTCCAGAACCGCCGAAAGTTGTTGCAACCGAGCCGATTTATGGGGGGGCCAGGGTAGAACAAAAAGGAATCAAGTCGGCAGGATACCGCGACGGCGCGACGGGTTCAGGTGCGGCGCGTTGGGTGATGGGTTTGAAGAATGGAACCGGCGGCATTTTGTATCGCGAACCTTACAAAGATATTGACCTCACGATCTATTCACCCGAACGCGCAAAAGCGTGGGGCAATTATGGTTGTGGCGGACAGGACAACAATTGGCTTGATGAGAAAGCAAACGAACACACCGCGCGCAATGTTGCTTTGGTTCGAACATACGACGAAGCGACCGCAGCAATTCAGGCAGGAATGCCCGTTGTGATTTGTAGCAACATTGGTTTCAAATCGCCGCGTGGGCCAGATGGATTTTGCAAACGCGGGCCGAGTTGGTCGCATTGCATGTGCGCCACGGCGGTAAGGTTCAAAGAAAACGCCGGAGGGCGTGACGGTGTTCTAATTCAAAACAGTTGGGGCAATTATCTTTCCGGCCCCAAGTGGCCCCAAGACCAACCAGACGGTTCGTTTTGGTGCGACCCAAAAACATTTCAACAAATATTGGCCCAAGGTGAGAGTTTCGCGATTGCCGGCGTAAACGGTTTTCAGTGGCGGAATCTTGATCATGGCGATTGGTTAAAGGTGGAGCAATGAACATTCAAGGTCGTTTTTTAGTTGCAGCAGTTTTGGCTTTGTTCGCACTTGGTTTTTTTGCGAACTCTGTTGTTGACCATTACACCAAACCGGATCGCCCGGTTTTATCTTTTGTTGTTAAGGCGGCAAAACTTGGTTTGTGGTTGATGATGTTCGCAGAAACCGGCGACACGCAAGAAACAAAGGTTTACGTTCACCACCACGAACCGACCGACGCAACAAGAAGTTTTGTTTCTCACTCCGAGGGTTGGTAATGAAAGAAATTTTGCTTTGGTTCCTTACGATTTATTCCGCCGATCATGAAGCGATAAGCCGAGAACCGGCGAAAGCGTGCGCAGCATGTGCGGCGGCGTATGCAACTCTTGAAGTCAAGAAACCAAAACCAAAACCAGAACCGGCACCGAACGACGGTTGTTGCGGGGAGTGTAACGGCACCGGATTCATCACGCACGGAGACGGACATAAAACGCCCTGCCCCTGCCCTGCCGACTGCAAATGTAAAGCGAAGAAAGTTGAAGTTGAAAAAGTTACCGAATGGAAATACGTCAAGCGTTGCGTGAACGGTCGTTGCTTCATCGAAAAGGTTCCAAAGTGAAAACCGAAAAAATGGAAAACGAACTTGATCAACTTCATTCTGCCGTGCAGCAAGAAGTCGGCGACGTTGCCCTGGCGTTGAAACATACGTGCAACACAATCACCGACGAGGTGGTGCGTTGTTGGCCCACTAAAGAAATGCACGCCTTGGTTCATGTTGTCACGATGGAAACACCCGAGCCGGCGAGACACGCGGCAAACGTTATCGGTGCAAAAGTTCGCGAGACTATCGAAGCCCGACACGGACGCGACCACGGTTCCGAAATTGCGTTGACTGCAATCTTGGACGATGTTGTTTGTGCTTGTCTCAATATCTGGTTCAGCGGCCCAAAAGCACGCACCGCATTCAAGCGGGTTCGCAAAGAGTTGCGAGAGAAAAAA